GAGCAAAAATTGAAGCAAATGCAAAGCCACCTGTAGTAGAAGAAGCACCTAAAACACGAGGTAGAAAAAAGAATGGCTAGAGCAGTAAATACAAGTTCTAAATTCCAAGTCTATCTTGATGGGGAGCGATTCTGGGAGTTAATTGAGAATGGAAAAGATGTAGATGACCTATATCCAGACCATTTTAAAACCGAATTAGTAGACGTTCAGTACCACGAGTTCATGAAGGATAAATTGTTACCGGGTGAAGAATATGTGTTATTAGATGATATCGCTTATGATTACGCAATCACCTCCTTTGGAAGGATATTTAATTGTATATACGGTACTCAAGTTAAAGTATATTTTGCTAAAGATGATGTATTGTTAATTATTAGAACTTACAAAAGTAAAATGTCTAAGGAATTTGCAAAACACGGTTGGGAATTTGATCTTGAAAAACTTAAGAAACTGTATAAAAAACATAAATGGTTGACAAGAAAAACATAACATATGAAAGCAAATAAATTTGAACATGCTAAACACATCGAAGAGAGTGTTGAGTATATATTAGAAAATAAATCGGGATGGACTCAATTTACTGATTGGGCTCGGGAGAAATACCACATCAACAACAGACAAGCAAATGACCTATGGAAGGCATGTTGGGAAGTTATGTCTAATGACTTTGACGAACGTATTAAACACACGGTCGATCAAACGTTAACGGAATTGGAGCAACTTAAGGAAGCAGCAATTATAGACAATGATAGACGTGTATGGTTAGAAGTAATTAAATACCAAAACAAAATTAGAGGTGGTGAGGTAGAACGTACTCAAGTAGAGGTTAAAGGTGAATTAAACATTAATCTAAGTTGGGGTAGTGAAAACCTAAACACTATAGATTCGGCTGACGTAGAATGAACATAAACCTATTTTCTCCACATAAGGGTCAAAAAAATATAATTGACAATTTTGCTGATAGCGAACACAAATTTGGTATCGTAGCAACTGGTAGACAGTTTGGTAAATCATTATTAGCACAAAATTTAATGTTGTATTGGTTATTAAAAACACCTAATCAAAAAGGTGCTTGGATTACTCCAGTATACAACCAATGTAAGAAAATATTTCAAGAATTAACCAATGCAGCACATGACATTATCGTATCACAAAACAAAGCAGACCTTACAATTACTTTTGTTAACGGTAGCACAATCCAATTTTTATCAACTGATAATTACAATACCATCCGAGGTTTTAGCTTCCACTATATGGTTATTGACGAATGTGCGTTTATAAAAGAAGAGGCAATTAATGAAGCTGTATTACCTACATTAACAGCATTAGGTAAAAAATGTTTAATGATTTCTACCCCGAAATCTAAGAACTGGTTTTATAGTTATTTTATGCGTGGTACAACGCCTAATAATGTCTATATTGCATTCAAAGGCATTAGTCGCGATAACCCATATGTTGATAAGAACTTTTTAATAGAACAACATAAATCACTACCTAAGGACATTTACTATCAGGAATATTTAGCTGAGTTCACTGATGCAGGAAATGATGTATTTACAGGAGTTAGTGACGTATGTATAATAAATGAATGGAATGGACCCAAAAACGGAACTCGCTATTTTGCAGGCATTGACCTCGGTTTATCCAACGATTACAGCGTACTTACCATTATGGATGAACTGGGACGAGTTTCTTATATGGAGAGAGTTAACGGCACAAGTTACGCCGAGATTACAAAGTCGTTTATCGGAGCTATTAAACGCTACAAAATCTCAGGAGGTTACTGTGAAGTCAATGGACCTGGTAGGCCAGTGTACGAAGTGTTCAATCAAAACGAGAGAAAAATCCAAGAATTCGTAACCACAAATGAATCTAAAACTGAAGGTATTAGAGCACTTATATACGACATTCAAGAACAGAAATTAGAATTACCGTCAAAGGAATTGTTTACGCATTTATATAACGAGTTAAACGCGTATTCATACAAAATAAACGCAACTGGAACAGTATCATTTAGTGCACCTAGTGGATTACATGATGACTGTATTATGTCGTTAATGCTTGCAAATCAAGCTAGACGTAAACTTGCTTTTTCCAAGAGCAAATTATACATTGGAGGAAAGAAACCACAACAACAATATTATTAATATGGGATTTATATTTAAAAGCGATCAACCAGAACAAAAGTTAGTTGACAACACAAAAACATTATCAGTAAACGAACCTGTACAAGAAAATCTAACACAGGAAATATTTGCTGAAGGTGAAGAAGAAAAATTAGCAATTCAATTCCTTGAAGAAAATGAGTTATACACTAAATTTCTACTGTGGTGCGGAATGCAAGATCAGTTAAAGAAATTGAACAATAGCTTGGATCAGGAAGGATAACTTATTATATTTATTGATGCGCATTTGGGTTTTTATCTGCCAATATTTTTCCCAACGCATCCCGTAGTGCATAGTGAGGGGGTAACTTTGATTATCATAACAGTATTTCTTTCCACAATTCCCCCTCGCACTACTTTTTATCTTAATTTGGTAAATCAAAAATAAGTTATTAAATTATAATCGTCCAAATTCGATATTTTATTTCTGCCAAGATTGAGCCCTGAAAAGGGCTCTTTCGATCTAAAATTCGAAGCTTTAAAACGCAATATTTATAATAAAATGAAAATTAAAGTATCAATACCTGATTATTTTCAAGTAAAGCACTATAAAGCGCTTACAATACTGTCTTCATTAGATGAGGTAGAGCAAATGGTTCATACTATTTGTACAATTACTGAGTTATCACGTGAGGAAGTAATGAAATGGGATGTAGGTTCGGTTGTAGAAGTGTATGGAGTAATTAATAATATGATTGCTTCTACTGCACAAGCATTTCACCCTATTATTGAGTGGAAAGGCCAAATGTATGGTTTCAGAAATATGTCTAAAATGAATTTAGGTGAATATATTGACCTAGATAATTTATGTAAGGAATCAGATAAGAACCTTACCTCAATTTTAGCTATTTTATATAGACCACTTACAAATAACAAAATTAAAGACGGACAATTCATAATTAAATCAACTATTAAGGCGATGAAATATGATGTTGAAAATGTCTTTGACTACTATGAAGTAGAAGAATACAATCCAGAAATACGTAAACAACGTACTCCTGAATTTGATGAATTTCCATTAGACATTGCAATGGGTGCTTTGGGTTTTTTTTTAGATATCAGCGCAATGTTATTAACAAATTCTCAAACATATTCCCTCAAAGCAGCGGAAACGATGGTGCAGAAGGAGATGAACAAGTTGACAAAAACGAAACAACGATTGCTCAACACTATGGTTGGTTTTACACACTCTACCAATTTGCTGAAACTCCGATCTTATCCATTACAGGAGACAAATCAATTACAGACGTTAACGTAATATTTGCATTCAACTATTTATCATTGAGTCAAGAAATAAACAAAGAAAAAGAACAAATACAAAAACAAGCAAACTTTAAAATTAATTAATATGGAAAACGAAACAATAGTATTAGACGGAGCAGGTGTATCTAAAACCAAAGTTAAATCCGTTATAAGCGACTTAGAAGCGTCTATTATCGCGAGAAGTGAAGATTTAAATATCCCCGCGTTAGCTGCATTTCATGAAGTTACTGAAGATGTAGTTAAAGCAGCATTAGCAAAAAAATAACACATGGCTGATTTTCCAACATACCAACAAATTGTAAATCAATTTGAGTTGGCGTGTAACCAACACTTAGCTATTAACACATTTGGTGAAGGTAGTATTGATCGTTTAGATTCATTGATTCAAAACGTAAAATATACTTTTGCTTTCCTTAGACCATTACAGTCTCAAGGTATGGTGTTAAATCAAAATGGTGTATCAGGTGCACGTTCACTTAATTTTGAATTTTACATGATGGATATTCCACAATTAACTGATACTGACGTATTGAAATTACAATCACAATGTGAAATTAATATTTACGACATTATCTCTTGGTTTAACTTAGGAAGCTCACAACAAGTTGAGTATGTTACTTTAAACAGTATGTTACCTTTATACGAATCATTTAATGATAGAGTAGCTGGATGGGTAGCAAATATTACTGTCAACACTTACGGTACATTAGATTTCTGTAACTTCCCTAAATTATAATGGCAGCTCAATTCACCATATTTCAAGCAGCATTAACTCAATTTGGAAAACAAATTGTTGAGGAAATGCGTAATATTCTAAGACAGAATAATAACGACAATACAGGTCAATTATCTAATTCAATTCAGGAAACTGTTGAAGGTGATAAATTACAAATTACAATGCTTGATTATGGTAAGTGGGTTAATAATGGAGCAGAACGTGGACCAGGTAGAGTACCTCCAATTAAAGCAATTAATGCTTGGATTAACAAAAATGGTATTACACCTAGAGGTAAAGTAACAGCAAAACAATTACCTTACGTTATACAAGCGTCTATAGGTAAGAGAGGTCAAACTCGCCGCAAGGCATATCCATTCATTCAACCCGCAATTGATAACGTATTAAAAACCGATTTAGACAGCTTATTTGGTAAGGCAATAGCTGAAGAGATAGAACAAGTATTCAAGAAGAAGTAAAATGGCAATTTCAATAACACAACAACCTACTACACCTAACTTAGTTAATAATAACTTAGTATTTGAGGTGACTAGTAGTTTATATACAAACCCACAATACCAGTATGTTTGTGATTTAAAATCAAATACTGGGGCTTTAATTCAACGAATCAAACAACAACCTAATCCTAGTGGTTATGGTGTTTTTGATGTTGGAATGATTTTAACATCTAATGTTGGTCCAACTGACCAAGTATGGACAACACCAGTACCACAAACTAATACCAGTTCAGCAGACCAATTTACAATTTTATTTGGTGAAGAATATGGTACATCAGTATCCTCATCTGTAACTATTTACAATGGTATTACTAATGCTACTGGTGGTTCACCTGCAAGAACAGGTAGTCAATATTACTACATGTTAGGTGGTACATTAGATCCTAACGATAAAGTAAATTGGAACTGGAATAGTGGTTCAAAATATAGTAACCAACAAATCAATGACCTTGAATTTGATTACCAAAGAGGATTAACTGATATGCCTGCAACTCAATCTGTAAGAAGATATGATTGGGCTACAATTTCATTCTTAAATGGTAATTTAAATGGTGCTGCAAACAGTGCTACTAATGCACAAGATATTTTTGCAATGGTAGTTGACCAATATAATATTACAGGTGGATTAGTTATTCAAAACGTATATTATAACGTTTCTACAGGTGCTGATAATGGAGGTCCTAGATCTACACAATCACAATTATGGTCTCAGGTTTATACCTCACAATCATTAAATACTCGTTTAGTACATTTTCCAGTTGGTCCTAGAAACATTGATGAAGGAGCAGGTTTAGAAGCAGATACAGCATATTACAATGTTACATTTCATGAACAATTTGCCGGTACAAGTAGTTACAATCCTGATGGAGTTTATGGTAGCTACAGATTTGATATAGTTGATGCTAATTGTGGATATGATGGTGCTAGATTTGCTTGGAAAAATAAATACGGTGTTTGGGATTATTATACATTCCCATTAGCACAAACAACAATTGACAATATTGAACGTCAAACATACAAACAAACATTCGTAAACTTTAGTACAACTGCTACTACGGTTACATACGATAAAGCAAGACGTGGTAATACACAATTCATAAATAAAATTACTAAAAATAGAACAGCTGAAACTGATTGGATTGATCAAGAAACAGCAGATGCTATGTTAGAATTATTTTACTCAACTGATGTGTATATGCAGGATCAAACGCCATATACTGGTTTATTTTTCCCTGTTGTAGTTACAAACGCTACATTAACAGAAAAAACAAATCCACGTTCACAAAAATTATTCAAATACACATTAGAATATCAATTAGCAAACGATACACAAAATAGATTATGATAGTATTACGTTGTACAAACGAAGCTGGAGTTAAAACGGATTTAGATGTAATCCAAGGTTCGGATATTTTACTTGATATTTCAGCAATTGAATCTGGTGAGATTGGTACTGTATTTGGTGTATCATCTCAAGGATTTGCTTTACCTCCTACACAACGAAACCAAGCATTTTTTGGTTATTTAGATAATCTAGGTACTACACCTGCAACTGGATTTATTAAAACAATTCCTTGTCAAGTATTAAATGATGGTAACGAGGTATTTTTAGGTAAATTGTATGTACAGGATGTAATTACAGATCAACAAGGTGATACTATTTACAACGTAGTAGTAGTAAACGAAACCGTAGATTTTAGTATTGCAATTCAAAACTTAACAGTACAAGATTTAGATTGGTCAGCATATGACCACACTTACAGTTATAATAATATTACTGCATCTTGGACTGATAACTTATTAGGTGGTGACGTAGTTTATCCTTTAATTGATTATGGACAAGTTCCTGGTGATCCACTTTCAACTGAAATTAGTGCAGGTGGTAATGCTCGTCAATTTGATAATGCTGCTTTCCCACTTCAAATAACTGATTTTCAACCTTCAATTAGAGCTAAAGCAGTAGTTGATACTATATTTGATGCTGTAGGATACACTTATACATCATCGTTTTTCAATACTAATTATTTTAATAACTTATATATTGTATCAACTCAGGATGATAAAAAGGGTACTACATTTGTAAACCCAACAACACAATCATTCCAAGCAAAGCGAACAGGAAGTAATAATTTTAGTGATAATACAATTCATGTAGTTCCTTTTCCAACCGAAGTATTTGATAACTCAAATAACTATAATCCATCAACTTCACAATTTACAGCCCAAGAAAATGGAGTTTATACAGTTTATAGTTTACTTAATTTTAGAGAGGGTATTATTGATCCTCAAAGTCCTAGAACATTAGAAATTTATGTGTATGTTAATGGTCTTGAAGCAGGTAATACTTGGATTAATTTAACTAATTTAGCTCATAGTGTTAATAGACAAGCATATATTGGTCCAATTGGATTAAATCTTCAAGCTGGAGATGATGTAGATATTAGATTTTTATACACACCTGATATTACTACTAACTCAATAGCAATACAGAACGGATCTAGATTTGAGATGGTTGGTCCTTCTTCTGTAGTTAATGGAACAGTCAATATGCAAAACATATTTGACCCTGGTACTAAAGTAATAGATATATTAAAAGGATTAATTGAGAAATTTAACCTCGTAATAGAACCTACGGTTAATTCGCGTAATACACTGTCTATACAAACGTTTAACGATTGGGTCGACCAAGGCACTATAGTTAACTGGACTGACATTGTAGACAGAGATACTAAGTTTAAAATAGAACATCCACTACAAACACAACCTAAATCACTTTATTTTAGTGATGAACTAGATACTGATGTTTTAAACACATACACTAAAGAACAATTTGATGTTACATTTGGTGATTATACTTATACCTCAGATAGTGATTTAGCTGAAGGTGAACGTAAAATTGGTTCTTATTTTGCAGCAACTCCTATAGCAGGTATTAATGGTGCACAATTGATGGTTATGCCTAAGTTGTTTAAAAAACAACCAAACCAAGAAGGTCAACCATTTAAATATAAACCACGTTTACTATATAAAGTAGGTTTACAAGATACTCCACTTGAATTAAAAGGTAAGGACCTAAGTGGTAATTTTAGTGGTTCATACTATTTCATAAGTGATGGAGCTACTCCTCGTGCTCATAACCAATATATGTTGTTTCACCATAATGATGCTTTACCAGCAGTATATGGTGTAACTCAAGATCTTAACTTTGGTAATACTAATCACTGGGAATATCATCAAAATGAATACAATGCATTTACAAATAAATCAGCATTTCAAACATATTGGGCTTTTTATATAAACGAATTATATGACATTGATGCGCGTTTATTAACGTGTAATATAATGTTAGACCCGGTAGTCATACCAACTATTAAACTTAATCAAAAGATTTTTATAGACGGTCATTACTATCGTATTAATAAAATTAGTGGAGCAAATTTACAAAACAGATCATCTGTACAAGTACAATTATTAAAAACAGCTCCTCGTAAATTACCTTATCCACGTAGAAGAATTCTTAATAGATACACAGGTGAATTTGTACAAGACATTCAAGTACGAGAGGTACTACAAAATGGAACAGTTGTATATCAAGATTTTGAAACTGGACAAACAGCAAGTGTATTACCTGCATCAGTAAGAGTAGCAGCACCTAAAGATGGATTTATTGCTTATGATGGTGGTTCTGCTCCAATTTGGAACAATAGTAAAGAAGTAGCATCAACATTTATAACACAAGAACAATTAGGTACTAACGTAATTGATCGTGAAGCAGATAAAGTAAAAATATCAGGTGACTTTAACGAGGTAAAAGCCGGTGTTCAAAACACAGTTGTAAATGGTATAGCAAATACAGTATTAGAAAATAACACATACGCATCAGTAACAGGTGAAGAACATTTTGTTGATAGACAAAATACACGTGTAAACATTATTGGTGGGTCAAACGTTGTTGTAACTGGTTCATTTGAACAAGATATGGCAACATTAAACACCTATAATGCTTTAATTAGATCATCATCTTTCTCCACTATAATTGGAGGTAGAGGAGCACAGAATGCAATTTTAAATGCTGAAGGTACAGTAATGATCAATCCGTATAACATTGTTAAGACGGGTAGTGATAATGATGTCACAGTAATTGGAGGTGAAACAAAAACAATTTATGGAGGTAATTATCATACTGTAATTAATCCAAACAATGATGTTACTAATATAATTGATTTAGATGATTATAGAGGAGGTACTACTATTATAGGTGGTACTTACTTAGATAATGATTTATACTTAAACAGAGATAGTTTAGATTTAGAATTAACATCAGGTTCAGTTTATGCTGCATATTCAGGTGAGGCATTATTTAAATACGTTTATAATGTAGATTGGTCTGGTAGTGCAGGTACTGCTACTATTGAATTACCAACAATTACTTCTCAAGAACAATATGGTCGTTCAATTTTATTTAAAGCATCTTCAAACGTAACAAGTTCAAAACAAGTATACATTGAATCATTTGGTGATATAGATCCTATTGAAGGTGGTACTAGATTTACTTTAAATGTTCCTAACCAATTTGTTGAATTAAGAGCAGGTGAATTTACGGTTAGTGATGTTATAGTAAGAGGATGGCAAGTAATTCGTTCATCAACTTCTGTTGGTACTACAATTGTATCTGGTTCTGCTAACTATTTAACATCGGCATCATTTAGTAATCCTAATTTATCACTTACAAGTAATGGTGTAGGATTTAGTGGTTTAGTTAATTTAAGTACATTAGTACCTAATACAGCATCGTTTGCAACAACAGCATCATTTGTTAGAACAGCTTCAAATGCAGTAAACGTAGGGATTACAGATAATCCATCATTTGGAAGTGTTACTTATTATCCAACATTTGTAGGTCAAACAGCAGGATTTACTAATGTATTGGTTGATAGTGCAACCTTTACTTATAATCCAAATACAAACATATTAAATACTACTTCATCTTGGGCTATTACAGCATCACACGCATTAAACGCAGGTGGTGGAGGAGGTAATAATCCTATTTCTTATGATTATTCTACTAAAACTTTAGATGTAAATAACAATACAACAATTGGTGCTTATCAAGGTCGTTATCCTATACAATCTATTATAGATACAGCTAGTTTATTAACAATTGGAGATTTGGCTTTTAATAATTTAACAGGTAGTTATAATCTTCCAGGTGTAACATATATAGGAGATAGTGCATTTGCAGCAAATGCTTCATTAACTAGTATAATAGCTAACAATTGTGTTTATTTAGGTGAGGGTGTTTTCTTTAACGATACTGGTTTACAAACAGCATCCTTTACGAGTATACCAAATATACCAAACAGTACATTTAACGGATGTAATAATATATCTTCTAGTGGATATAGTTTTGGTAATTTTACTGGTAGTATAGGTGCATCTGGTTTTGCACAAAATGTTAAATTAACTAATACTGATTTTATATCTGGTTCTCTTAATATTTCAGGTGGTTTTGCTTTTAATTCGTGTACAGGTTTAACTAGAGCAACATTCCCAAATGCTAAATTAAATGGTTCATTTGTATTTTACAATGCTTCTAGTTTAGTATCAGCATCTTTTCCATCAACAACTAATATTCCATCTCATACATTTTTACAAGATACTACAGGATCATTACAACATTTAAATTTTGGAACATTTACTGGTAGTATAGGAAGTGAAGCATTTCGAAATCAAAATTCTTTAGTTAATTTATCTCCATTAAATAGTGCATCTCTTATCTTTGATAGTAGTTTTTTTGGATGTACTAGTATAGTATCCGCATCGTTTAATAATGCAACTTCCGTTGGAGCAAGTGCTTTTAGAGATTGTTCTAGTTTAGTATATGTTTCATTAACCTCATTAACTGGAGATGATGGTTTAGGAGGTAGTCCTGATAATAACACAGTATTTGATGGTGTAGCAGAATCAGGTTCAATAACAGTACCAACATATTATGCTACTAATAACGGAGGTAATCCTGATGGTGACTTAGATTATTTAAGTAGTTCTAAAGGATGGGAAATTAATTATATTTAAAATTAATATCTACTTAACAAAATATTTATAATCAATGGCAATAGTAGTAGAAGTAGAAGTAGGTAGTAAACAGGCTTTAACCTCATTAAACGGATTAAAGACTGCAGCAACGCAATTAGAAGATGCGTTGAGTCAAGCTACCTTCGGCTCAGAAGAATTTAAACGTCTATCCGCACAATTAAAAACAGTAAGAAACGAATTAAAAGATTTTGATGCCTCATTAGAGGGTCTAGATAAAGAACAACGTGCAACAGCATTAGTTGATACATTTAACGGTTTAACAGGTGCTGTAGGTGCAGTATCTTCTGCTTTTATTGCATTTGGTGCTAGTAGTGAAAAAATTGAAAACGCCGAAAAGAAATTATTAGGTGTTATTGGTGTTGTTAATGGATTAAGAGATGTATCTAATGGTTTAGTAGCAGCAGGTAAATTATTTGGTCCTACATTTACAGCCGTAGGTGATCAAATTAAAGCTGGATTTGTAGCAGGTGCTACAGGTGCTCAAACATTTAAAGCAGCATTAATATCAACAGGTATTGGAGCATTTATTGTTGCAGTAGGTTTATTAGTTGCTAACTTTGATAAACTAACTGAAGCATTAGGTGGTGCAGCTGCTGAACAAGAAAAATTCAATAAAGCAGTAAGAGAAGATGTATCAAAAGAAATTACACAACTTGAATTACTAAATGATACAATTCAGGATACATCATTATCACTTAATACTCGTCAAACAGCGTTAGATGATTTAAAGAAACTATTCCCAGCATACTTTAAAGACCTGAAAGACGAGGATATATTAACTGGTAAAGTTACAATTGCTGTAGATGAATTAACAGATGCTCTCCTTGCACAAGCTAAAGCAAGAGCATTACAAGGTCGAATTGAAGAAAATACTGTTAAACAGTTAGAATTAGAAGATAAATTAATTAAAGCTAAAAAAGCAAGACTTAAAGCTGAACAAGATGCTAGAGATCTCGAAAATGCCGCTCCAGTAATTGGTGGTGGAGGTATTACCTCAGGTCAGGTAACATCAAGAGGTGGTGAAGAAATAATTGTTCTTAATAGATTAAATAGTGCTAGAGAAGCTGAAAATGAATTACTTAGACAGAAAAATGCTATTGATGCTAAAAATGAAGCTGATGCTAAGAGAATCAATCAAATAAATAAGGAAACCGATAAAACAATTGGTGCTGCTATTCCAACCAAAGAAAAAGATACTAAAGTAACTAAGGAAAAAACAGATGCTTTAGCTGAACAACGTAAGGCATTAAAATCAGCTTTAGACTTAGCATTAGCAACCAATGAAGCTGAAAAAACAGCAGCATTATCAGCAGCAACTACGTTTGAAGAACGTATTGCAATTGAAGAAGATTTTACTAAAAAAGCAATTGCTCTAAAAGAAAAATTTGCACAAGATTCATTTAATGCTACTAAAAAAGAAGAACAAGATAAAACAGCATTAAACGCTGAATTACAAAGATTAGATAATGAACGTATTGATGCAGAAATTAAAACTAATGAGGATTTAACGGCATTAGCTGAGCAACGTAGTGAAGCGTTAAAAGCGCGTGAAGAAGCATTTGTAGCGCTTTCGTCGCAATTGGGTACGGAAGCCGCTAATAACGTTTTAAATGCGATACAAAACCAAATATCACTTGTTGAAACCAACACACTAGCTGGTGTAGAAAGATTACGTGCTCTACAAGCACAATTAATTGAACAAGAACGTGCTGCTGCATTAGCTCAGAATGAACAAACAAAAGCAGATAGATTAGCAGCTTTACAATCTCAATTAGATGCTGAATTAGAATTATATAAAGGTAATGCAGAACAAATTGCTGCTATTAAAGCTCAGTTTGCTGCACAAACAACTGCTGTTGAACAACAAGCAGCCGATAATGCGGTAGCAATTAATGCTGATGCAAATACTAAAATTGTTGAAAATGATCAACAAGCATCAGAAGCTAAATTATCAATTAATAGAGCAACCATAGATGCTTCATTTGCGTTAGCAAATACATTAGTAAATGGCATAGATGCTCTAGCTGAAGAGGGTACTAAAGCACAAAAAGCAGTTGAAATATCTAAAATCTTAATTTCAGCAGCTACAAGTGCATTCCAGGCGTTTGCACAAGCAACTGCATTAATTCCACCTCCAGCAGGTCAAATTGTTGGTGGTATATTAGCAGGTGTTATTGCTGCCGGTGCTGCTAAAGCAATCGCTAACGTAAATAAAGTACAAGTTGGTGGTGGTGGAGCGCCACCTGATACTTCATTTGGAGGTGGAGGAGGAGCTGCTTCAGGAACTATACCAGGTGGAATATTAACAGGAGCTAGTCAAGGTAATCAATTTGGATTATTTGGTAATCAAACAGGAGCACCAACAACAGGAATGGGAACAGCAGAAGGTAATATACCCGTTATTAAAACATATGTATTAGCAGGCGATGTTACAAGTGCTCAAGAAGCAAATGCTAAGATCAATCAAAGAAGAAAATTATAATGAAAATAGTAGAACTTAAAATTAATGATTCAATTCTAGCAGGAGTTGATGCTGTAGCATTAGTTGAATCACCAGCCATAGAAGAAAATTTTGTTACATTTAACAAAGTTAATATGGCAGAAATGACTTATAATGATTACCCACAGGCAGCAATTGACGCAGCTCGTAGAGGTATTGAATTAAATAAGGAATATGATAATAAATGTGCTACTCAAGTAGGTAAAGTAAGAGCACAACAATTAGTAAACGGAGAAAAATTATCATTAGATACTATTCAACGTATGCGTTCGTTTTTAATTCGCCAAAAAGGTAATTATGAATTAGCTCAACGTAGAAAAGATTATAGTGCATGTGGTTACATTTCATACTTGTTATGGGGTGGAGAAGCAGCATTACCTTGGGCTGAAAAGAAATTACGTCAAGCAGGGATGGAATTTAAATTTGCTGTTTACAATAATGAAGGTATGTTAGAGACATATGCTGGATTAGAAGATGCTTGTCAACCAGGATATAAAGCAATTGGTTTAAAAACTAAAAACGGTCGTAAAGTACCTAATTGTGTACCTGAATCTAGATTTGAATCTGAATTAATTGAAGAAATAATTAAAGATCAACTTAACATAGATGTATTTGGTTATCAAACTGAATATTTTTATATGTGCCCAGGTGCTAAAGCATTGTTTGAACATTTAGTATCAATGGAAGTAGATGAAGATACAAAAGGTATGATTCGTTCTGCTGCTTTAATTGCTGATACTATTTTTGATATTGAAGAAGATGCAATTGAAGATGGTGAAATAGGTCCTGATGATTTATATCAAGCAGCTATTTTAGCATCTGATTTTAAAGATATTATTGCTGAAGTTGATGCTATTACAGGTATGCCTCACGATACTTCATTTATAGATAATCACGTAGAAATTATTAGTGAATTAGTTTCAGGTGAAGATTTTAACATTGATGTTCAAGGTTTACCTAATTACATTAACGAAGCATCTACAGGTGGTCGTAAAAAAGATTTATTTGCTGCATTAAAAGAAAAGCAAATGTTAATGGGACCACTAATGACACCTTCAAAACTTATCCCTCGTAAGGATGAAGAAACAGGTGAAGAATATAAAGTATACTTTACTAAAGAAACTATTGAAAAAATTGCTTACAAAATGATGGAAGATAAGCTATTAGATGCTGTCAACATTGAACACGATGGAGCAAGAAGAGTA